CCTCCCGCGTCACTGACCGCACCTTGGCGCGATACAAGCTGGTAACCGATAGCTCCGTCTCAGGGCTTTCAGACCACCCCAGAAAACGCTGCTCAAACGAACCTTGGCGCTTCGGGAACCCTGTTTCTTCATTCTGCGCTACTGTACCAAAAAACTGCCGGTCATTGACGGCAAGCTGATAAGCCTCTTCTACTCCGATAATTACTCGCAGCAAGCGGTGTTTCTGGTTCAGGCTTTCCCCACGACCGCGATTGTCCGTTACTACCGGCAACATGCGCAACACTGAGGCGTAAGTAACGCCAACAATCACTTCACCGTCAATACTGGTATCCCCAAGATCTAAAGTCCCAGAGTCATCGGTGTCGAAAAACCCTGCAAACCTAGCGCCGTCCAAAACCACAACGGTGCTGTTCTGGTGAATCGTGTTTAGCCCGGAAACGACACCTTCAGAAGCGTTGTACCGAAGCTCGAAATCCACTTGGTAAAATTCGTCATTCCGTACATCTAGCACAGTCAAAACAAACTGGTTAGTAGGTGTCCGCACCAAGGCGTACATGTCGTCCGGCGAAGTAGCGATGGCCCGAAATTCATATCCGTCGGCCAGTGACAAGCGGTTCCACGCAACAACTTGCTCCTGTTCGGCAAACGTACAAGAACGAAGCTCTTGTGCCTCGGTCAACGCAAAAATCCTTGGGGCTCGGTCATTTCTTGTGCCAGGGCGGAAAGTCAAATCGTTAATACGGTTCTGAAACAAATGCGGCGCCAGCAAACTTAAATCCTGCCCAACGAACCCTGCCCGCTGGTCGTTAAACTGCACCGATTGGACGCGGTTACCGCCTCGGTTAACAAACACTGTCGATGCATCTGACGAAAATGGCTGTATCGAGGCTCCTCCATTATTCGCTACACGGAAAAAAGAAAAGTCTGTAGGCGTCAGCGGCTGGTCGCTTAGCGTGTCGATAATGTATTCAGCCTGCTCGCCACCAAGAAGAATCCGCGCATCCGCAGACACCCAGCGAAAAGACTCTGCGCCTTCCGTTAAAAGTTCAACCTCGATGGGCGCATCGTCGTGAACACTGCCGGGAATAATAACGAATGGATCGTTGCTTTGGCTTGCAAAAAAACCGACTGGCTTGGTGCGCGTGGAAAACAATGTCAGACGGCCTTTGTAGAAAGCGCACAGCCGGGGCCAGTCAGTATCGAACACGTCTGTCTTTTTTACGATCCGCTCGCCGGCGATCGAAAATGTTTCCGTGGTGAACTCCTCGTTAGAAGTTATTTCTGTCTGGGAGGTAATACTGTCTACAGTGTATTCGTCGCCTTTGAAGAAAAAACTGTCCCCGACCGACAACTGGTCTTCGAACAGCGTATCCTCCCCTTCCCAGTTCTTTTTGCCAGCTTCTATCTCAACTGTCCCAATTAGTTCTTGGAAAAATTGCACCTTTTCTACATTGGCGGACTTATCTGGACTGACAAACACTCGGTATGGAGGGAACAAAGGCGATGTTACAAACACAGCCGGACCAACCTGCGCCAAACAAACATTCCGAGCTAGGTTGTCTGAAAACTCATCCGGAGTGTTCCCATCAAAAGAATCCGGCGGTATGTCTTTCCCAGCGCTGTTCAGCGCAGCAACTAAATTTTGGGAATCGTTTGAGTAGTGAACAAGGTAAATGTCTTCGAACTCATTAGACAATTCGTCATTGCCGTTTAGCCGCTCACAAGTAATCGTTACAGTGCGCCACCCCGACTCACATACTTGCCGAAAAATAAGCAGGTAAGTCGTGCCACGAAACACAAACGTCCGCATGAAAAATTGACCACAATCTACGCTCGGGTCAATCTCTTCTGGGTACTCGGGAACCAAAAACGAGGCCCCGCCAAACGGCTGTACCGTGTTCCCAACAGGCTTAAACCCAGGGCGGCGCTCAATCGAGCCTGTTACGTCAGGGAACCAATTTTCCACACGCTTGCTGGCGGCGCGGTAAAAGTCCACGTCAAAACGGTCGAACAGCGAAGATTCTACCTCGCCGCGGGTAAACCCAGTGGTGTGCGAAAATACCGTACTCATGCGCCAGACAGCGGGTTGTGGGTTCGCCGGCTGTACACCCGCATTAGGTTAAACACATACGGAGGGGTCTGCAGCGAATCCGAAGTTCGGGCTGTCCGCCGCTGTTCATCAGCCAGCCGATACATCAAGTCTGCACGGGTGGTCTGCTCAGTCAGGGTAATGGCCACTGCGGCAGCGAACGAAAAGGACACTAGCTTTGCGAAATACGCTGGCCACCGCGACTCGTCTACGTTGGCCACATAAATCACATAAGCGTCGTTGTCGTTGGTGTACAACTGGTCGCCAGCCAAACGGTATTCATCGTGGCTCTGGAGCCCCAGTACCCGCAGGCGGTCACCCGGTAGCTGGTAGGCAAAATCAAACCGGAAGTTCCGCCGGTCTTCGTCGTCAATCTCTAGCTTGGGAATTTGCTGCTCGCGCAGCGCAAACGACCAAGGGTGTTCAGCAAGTGCCGACTCGGCCACGGTCTGATAGATGCTATCAGCCGCAATTGCCTGCGCTCCTTGGTCTGCAAGAGAGGCCAAGGGAGGCACCCCAAGCCTAACCAATCCGTCGTTTACGACTTCAAGGCGACTCGCCATTAGGATGCCTCCCTATGCCTTAGGTTGCTGGCACAGTGACTACAGTAACCGCACCGTCAGAAATAGCAGACACTGCTACAAAACCCGCTCCGTCCACGTCGAAGATAAGATCCCCGACCTGCAACTCCTCCGACGCGGCGTCGAAGTAGCCCGAGGCGGTCACAGTGTTCCCATCGCTGTTGGTGTAGAACCAGAACGCATTGCCCGTTCCGGCTCCAGTGTAAGCCATCTGGCTCAGTTCTTCACGGTTGAAAGCCATATCTCAGCCCTCCTTAACTTTCTTCGAGCTTAATGATGCCAGGCTCGTCGATGATCGTGGCACCCATGCTCATGTAGGAGTTGACCAAGAAGGCGACCTTCTGCGCGATGTAGTTGACCTCGGTGGTCACATCACGAGAGATGCCATGGCCGACAGACTGCATGTGGTAGAAGTAGCCCTTTACACCGTCCGGCAGACCCGTGTGCATGACCCAACGATAGCCCATCCACATAGCCGGCTCACGAGCGTTCATGAGCAGCTGGGTGGTGGTGAAATCACTGCTGGTGGCTTCAGACAGCTGCAGGAGCTCCGCATGAGTCTCAGGGCTCACAACCGCGTACCGCATGTTGTCCAGCGGGACATCAGCGGCGTTGTGCAGCCGAGAAATCTCAGCGATGGTCTTCAGCGTCAGTACACCGCCGGCAGCGCCGTCCAGCGAGTTAGGATCAGTCACGTTGCTGGTGTTGGTCATCGCGTCGATGATGATGTCATCAGTCTTGCGACCCAGCGCGTTACCCGAGGCCCGAGCATACTCAGAAGCCAGCGACCAGTTCAGCTTGGCCTGGTCCAGTTCGTCGATGTACTCAGGAGCATAGTGGTCTTCCATGGTAGCGAAAGCCCGGGTGTGCTCAAGATCCATCGGCGTAACATCAGCATGCCGCGCTTTAGCCGTCGCAGAGCCCTTGCCCAGCACAGGGAAATAGACACGCTCGGCGTTAACCTGAGTACGGGTCCGAATGGTATTACGCAGCAGCGAGCCTTCCCGCTGATAGACCTGCTTTACCTCGGCCTCGTACTGCTCAATGAAAGAGACAGGTACAGTGGTAGCCATTATTAAGTCCTCACTCAGTATAAAGTAAAAGTTTTTACCTTATGCCTACAACTGGGTGAGCCTGTACGGGGCCAGTTTCCGGCAATTTTGCTGACGTTGGGGCCGTTACCGGGTGAGCCAACTTTCAGCAGTCAGGGCCGAGGATAGCCCCCGGCCCCAATTCTGTCAATGTTTTAGTCAAACGCTCGCTCAAACTGCTGACGGACGTACTGGCGATAATCTTCATCACCGTTCCAATACCGTTCGTCATTCATCAAATTCATCAAATCACTCTTGGCTGGCCGTGGCGAAGAACTTTCCCCGACTGCCTTATTGCCCTGGGCTCCCTGCTCCATCAAGCTGACGATGGTCTGCACGCCTTTGGCCGAACGTGACAACTCCTGCGTCACTGCGTCCGGCAGGTTCTGGTTTGCCCACGCTTTGGCCTTAGCAAGCTGCTGCTGAAACTCATTGCTGTCTGCCGGCATGCTCCATTCGTTTGCCAGCCTTTCGACCTCGATTTCCGTTTTGGCTTCAATCAGCGAAGGCATGACCGTATCGTGAAAATACTGACTTAGGTGTTTAGCCTGATCGTTAGTCAGCCCCACGTCCTTAAACGCCTGCACGTCATCGTCGGTCAAATCTAGATCCGTGCCGTCNTCAAGCTGAATTTCATAGCTTTCTGGCGGCTCCGATTTTTCGCGGATCTTTTTGCCCATTTCATTATAGGCTTTGACCAGCTCTTCCGGCGTCTTAAATTTTTCCGGCAGCCATTCCGGGCGTTCTTCCTCGGTCGGCTCCTCCGGCGGCTTTTCCGGGGTGTTCACATACTCAGTATCATCAGGCTGCTCAGAAGCTGCCGGCTCAACATTGTCAAGAATTCCGCCCTGCTCTTCCTGAGTTACCTCTTCCTGGGGTGCCTCTTCGGGAGCGGAGGGGGCGGCAGTTTCGTCCGCGTATGCCTCGTCACTCATTGGATTTCTCCTGCTAGTTTAAGAATCTGCAGCGCCAAAGAACGCTGCCCCTCAAGAAACGCCACTTCTTCCGAAGAAACGCTTGGTCGAAAACTCACCGTGTGAGCTTTGGTCATAAGATAATTTTTCAACGGTGTTTGCTGGTCACCGTCCACCGCTTTGCGAGCGGCAATTCCCAACGCTCGCAGCGCCTCTTTGTGTTTGTCGCTTTGTTCTGCTTGGCGCTCTGTCGCGTCAGTCGACTCTAGGTTATGCCATCCCACCTTGCTGTCCCCCTTCTGGTTGCGGCATTTCTTGGCCCTGGGCTTCCATTTCGGCTTGGGCCTGTGCAGCCTGCTGCTGCAGTTCCTCGATCTCGGCTTGGCTACGCAGCACCTCCGGCGGAATGTGCTTGATCTCCGCCAGTCGGCCCAGCGCCTTGTGCACGTCGATAATCAGTCCAGCCTTGGGGTCGACCTGACCAAAGGTTACCGCCGTTTCCGTGAACTCCAACAGATTCTGCTCATCCTGAGCCCACTGAGCCTGCGCCAGCTGGCTAACAAACTCAAGCTCCAGCGTTTCCCCGTCAAGGGTCAGCTCCGCCGGAACAGCGCCCATTTCTGCCATGAAGTTGTACACCGCGCCCACAATCGGGTGCAGCATCTCAAACTGCATGCGGGCAATCGTCGAGCCCATGTCCTGCGCAATAATCCGCGACCGCGCTTGAATCTCTGTGGCCGTCATAGGAGTGCGGTCGAGCGGGCCAAAGTTATCGGCCATGAACGTGCGCTCAATCGCTTTCGTCAAATCCTCGATGGTAAACAGCGACACGTTAAAATCGCCACTGGTCGGCAGCTCTGCGATGGTCGGATTAGTGCGGTCGTTGCTGCCCACCGGCATAAAAGTGCCGGGCTCAAACGTCAGCGTGTAGGGGTTGACCACCCCATCGTCCACCACCGTGTAAATGCCCGCCACTGCCTTAGCTGCGTTTTTAAGCTGCAGCTCCTTGACCTTGTTCAGCGCCCGGACATCCGACAGCGCCCGAAGACCCGGCCCTCTGCCGTACACGCTACCCGGAACTTTTGACCAGCGAGACACAAAAATTCGCGGGTGCAGCCGCGTGTCTGATTCCAGCTCAATGCTTTTGCCCTTGTGGACAACTTTGTACTCCCACAGCCCGGTAGCCGTGCGCTCGTTGATTGCGCAAATTTCTTGGTCAGGCTTGGTGTACTGCTCCCGCGGCACTTCCCGTAATTCACGAGGCACGCGGTTGCCGTATTTGTCCACCAGCTGTTTGATACTGAGCTTGTACTTGCGGGCCACGGTTGTGACCTGCCCGCTGTCATCCTCAGCAATAGCCAGCTCGCCCAAGGGGATGTTTTTGAACCGCAGGCGCTGGTTGTCAAAATCCGGCACCATCATGATGCCGCAGGTGCCACCCACAATCCGGTCAAGNGNTGTCNGCNGCNTCNCCNNNNANAAGTTTGACCGNNCAAGCNTNGTNNGCATGGCNTCTNCNGATAGAAGTTTGACCGCCCAAGCATTGTCAGCATGGCGTCTTCGATCTGCTGCAGCCCTGGGCGCAGCTGCTCGCGCTGCTCAGTGTCAGCTATCTGTTTGCCCGGCGACACCCGGAACCACCGCTGCCATGGCGGAATCAAGCCAGATACAATCAGGTTGTTGAGCCGCTCGGCTGCGTCAATAGCAGTCGCGTCAAACACCTCATCCTGAATCTCAGACGGGGTACGTTTGTTTCGGGTGTAAATCAGTGCTCGCTCTGGCGCGATGTACTTATACGCTGTCTCCCACAGCGACTCATACTCCGTGCGCAGATTGAATAACTGATCGACGTGGGCGACTGCCTCTTTTGCGTCCATCAGGCGCTCCTATTATCCAAGGGTTGAGCGTCCACCGCGCTGCGCCGTTCCCAGTCGGCCAAACAGCGAAGGCGTTTCTGCAAGCCCTCCACGAAGCTGCCGACGGCGTCGGGTCTCAGCCCGCTCTTCTTCCTGCTGTTCAGCGGCTACCC